CAATGGTCATAGATTTTGGTCAGAATATGTGTTACACTACATGAAGCAACACAAACTTCTGGACCGCCCTAATGAAATATCTACTGATTGACACTGCCAACATGTTCTTCCGCGCCCGCCATTCGGCACACAGGGCAAGCGACACATGGACTAAATTAGGCTTTGCGCTACACTTGACCATGATGAGCGCCAACAAGGTAGCTCGACGTTTTGGTGTAGATCACGTGGTTTTCGCACTAGAAGGGCGTAGTTGGCGCAAGGATTACTACAAACCCTACAAAGCCAATCGCGCTGTAGCTCGTGGTGCCATGAGCGAAACTGAAGCAGAAGAGGACAAGTTGTTTTGGGAAACTTATGATGAGCTGACTAAATACTTGTCTGAGAAAACAAATTGTAGTGTGATACGTTGCCCTACAGCAGAAGCGGACGATATCATTGCCCGCTGGATTGCACTACACCCCCAAGATGAACATATTATTGTCAGCAGTGATTCAGACTTCGTTCAGTTGGTTGCACCCAATTGTCAATTATACAATGGTATAAACGATCACCTGTTCAGTGTTGATGGCGTAACAGATGCCAAAGGCAACCAATTGAGTTTTACAATCGAAAGCAATTCAAAGATCAAAGTAGGCAAAGCCGACCGGAGCTTTGTGGCTCCAACTGACTATCAGAAATGGGTGCTGTTCTTGAAATGTGTACGCGGTGATCCCGGTGATAACGTATTCTCGGCGTACCCTGGCGCTCCAGTTAAAGGCACAAAGAATCGTGTGGGTATTACAGAAGCATTTGAAGATCGCAACAAAAAAGGCTACAATTGGAACAATCTCATGTTGCAACGTTGGTCGGACCACGAAGAAAAAGAACACAAGGTTCTTGACGACTACGAACGCAATGTCACACTGATTGATCTCACTGCACAACCACAAGACATTAAAGATGTAGTAGACACAGTAATCTGTGAACAAATCAGTAACAAAGACATAGGCATGGTAGGCGCACATTTTCTCAAGTTCTGTGGCAAGTATGAACTTACCAAGCTAAGTGATCAAGCAGAGCCAATTGGTCGTTGGCTGAATCAAACATACAAGGGCGCACTCAGTGACTAATTGGCCTGTGTATACACAGTTGGTGCAACAGAATTATGCTATGATTGATGGATATCATACTTTGGGTATGATCGAATATCACTGTCCAGAAATCAAACTAATTCCATTGGTTGATTGTACTAAACATTCTATCAATGATACCAATTTTGACTGGCTTAAATCTAGTATTGATACTGCATTAGCAAACAATAAAAAAGTTGCTATTATTGTGTATGATGAAGACTGGATGTGGCCGCACAATCAGTCCTTGTTTGATTTGTTAAACAGCTATGGCAACGATCCAGTTTGGTGGGTTACGCAAATTGACCGATTGGAAGAATGGCATGACTATCGCGGTCTTAGTATAAAATGTATCGAGATACCGTGGCTTGCGCTCAACGATTGTATAGCATACACAGAACTACACAAACCACCGGCACTAGACACATCAATGAATCACAACTATTTGTGCATGTTAGGAAGATATGAACCGCACAAGTATGATCTAGGACAAAAACTCTGCACAGAAGATTTGTTGCAATATGGCATGATAACTGTTGCATATCCAAAAGATTATCCCAAGGCGCATTCCGCCTGGTCAACTACTAATCCAGTCACACTATATCCAAAATTAAATAATACCAATGGAAAAACACAAGCAAATACACAATACGGCAATACATGGGCTAGTGGTAACGTTGAGAACTGGTTGGATCTTGAACCAGTATTTGTTAATGTCCCATTGATAATCAATCCCGATTCAGGCTTTGGTATATTCCAATTGAACGACAAGCATGTTTGGCCGCCACTATTGGGCAAACTATTTTTAATCTACGGTCGTCAGTATGTAATGAGCAGTATACAAAGATTTTATGATATAGATATTAGGCGCTATGCAAACTTAGAGTTTGATGGTGTGTTAGACCATACACAGCGACTTGAGGCAATGATTGAGTTGAATCGAGATTTGATCAAAAATTGCAAAGACCTTTATCAAGAACTAAAGCCCGAACTAGAGCAAGCAAGATGGCAGCTAGGTCCAAACTTGTATAAGTTTGTGACTTCACAGTTAGACAAAATTAATTAAGGAGCATTAACATGATCGTAGCAAAACCAGTAATTGACAATCAATATTGGATTCTCAAACAAAACAATCAAAAGATTGGTAACATTGAAGCCAGTGCCGATGGCTATGTTGTAAAAATACAAAATCAAGTATCTAGCTACAAGACCATGCCCATGGTTAGAGAAGTGATTGACATTACTTTTGAACCGTCCGAGACAGTTACGCCGCCGCCTAATGATTCAGTTCACGGATACGAAACTGGATGCAAGACATATAATGGATTGTGGAATGTGCGACTGAAATTGCCACTGTTTACCAAACAAGAAAAATCCAAGTCGTGGTTTGCAGCCGGATGGTACACAGTAAAACAACATCGCTCATGGAAAGTTGTGCGCAATCCCAAGCTGATTGCGCTCGAGCGCTACAAGTATCAAGGACCATTTTACACCAAGGAGCAGGCACGTGACCAATCCCTTTCGTGATCAAGAAAAGTTTATGCGAGCTTGCGACCAAAGTGTCAACGAGTTTAACAAAGATCAATTTAATTTGTATGTTACATTGATTGAAGAAGAAGCCAACGAATTGGCTGATGCAATCACAGCACACGACCAAGTCGAAACTGTTGATGCACTTATCGACATTTTGGTTGTTACTATTGGTGCATTACACAGTATGGGCGCAGATGCCGAAGGTGCTTGGAAAGAAGTTATGAAAACTAACTTTGCCAAGATTGATCGAGACACCGGCAAGGTTCGCAAGCGCGATGATGGTAAGGTACTCAAGCCAGTGGGCTGGACTCCTCCTAATTTAGAACCATATCTTAAAAAATGAGTTTGCACATCAATCGATTTATTGACTCAATCAAGGCAGCAGAAAGCCGTGGACAGAAAGACCTTGTTATGCCCATGCGTGATGCCAAAGACTTGCACGGCGATATAACCAAGTTGTTGTTGGCGTTAGAACAATCACGTCAACAACAACTCAATCAAAATGAGCCAATTGAGGTGGTTTTGTCAGGTGGCAGTTTTAAATCTGCATAGTTATTGGGATAAATAAACACGGAGTTTATCTATGTCACGACCCAAGCCACAGGTGTTAATTGAAATCACCAACAAACAAACTTACAAGACTGAGCAGGTGTTAGCCTCAGAAGGCGTGTGGGCAGTTTTTTACGAAAACAAACCAATTAACTTGAAAACTTCAAATATGCTTACCCAGTATCCTGGACCCAAGTACAAAAAAGTCAGTTTTTCAAATACTGGTCATGCTAATAATTTAGCTCGCAAACTTAACGCACAATGTCAAACCACAAAATTTTCAGTAGTGTTGTTGACTACTGGTGATAAAATTTATCCATAACGTATGTTTGACAAATGGCCGACCAAACTTAATATTGAGTTGTCAACAGCCTGTAACGCAGCCTGTCCGCAATGTTCTAGATATCTAGATGATGATCCTGAACTTGGAATTGTAGAAAATCCCAACCTGCCACAAAACACATTGACCTTGGATGTGTTAAAAACTTTGATAGATCATGAATGGTTAAAACAAGCCAAGCATGTTAAATTCGAAGGCACACACGGCGAACCAACCATGGCCAAAGATTGCACTGACATACTCAGATGGTTTAGAGAAGTAAATCCTACCATTACCTTTGCACTGCATACCAATGGCAGTACAAGAAATAAAGAATGGTGGCGCGAGCTTGCACAATTTTTTCAATACAATCCAGAACGACGCAGTGCAGTGACTTTTAGTTTGGATGGCATGGAAGATACCAATCACATATATCGTCGGCGCACTGTGTGGAAAAAAATCATGGAGAATGCGCAGGCATTCATTGATGCAGGTGGAGTGGCTGTGTGGGATATGATTGTGTTTGCACACAACGAACATCAAGTGTTAAAGGCTCGTAAATTGGCCAAGAGCATGGGATTTTAT